TTCCGTTGACTTCGATCACATTTAGGCACTCGTTCAAGCGGAACCGGTAGCCGAGATGGCCCAACATGGCCATGTAAAACTCTGGGCTTTTGTTCTGATGGCCACCTGTGCGCATTTGTGCCCACCATGCCTGTTTTGCCAATACTTTTGTGGTGACGACCTGCTCCAGGGTGTTTTTTATATCATCTGGATATTTGACAATATGCTCCTGAAAAACTTCTCTTTTGCGCTCAGGTTCACGGTTTATTTCACTCCAGATATCGACCCATGGACGGGCCTCCGGCGCGTTATGCTCTGGCATGTCATCCAGGGCCAGAAACATGATCACGGCGGCCATGGATGCAACAAAATCAGGCTCCATCCCAAATGCTTGTTCGAGAATATCCGCTTGGGCCTGGGATAGACCATCTTCTACCAGCTCGGTAGAGAGTGTTCTGTTTTTTGTCATCATTTTGCGAACTCGCAGAGCCAGTAAAGATGGATGGCTTTTTCACCTTCGCCGCTCGTGGCTTTATGCCACAGTTGCGCAAATTCTTCCGCCTGCTCTTCTGTCACACTGTCAACTGTTGGGAATTTTCGTTCGACAAGCCAATCAATAACGGCCTGTTCGTCTTTCGTTATTTCAGGTTTTTTGACCATGCGTACAACCTTTCTACCGGCTGATAAAAACTCCCGTGCTTTGGGGCGCTTGTGTTTATGGCAGTCCCCGGCGTGATGGGGAAAACACAAACACCCTAAAACACGGGAGTTTGCAGCGCCTGGTAATAGCTCCTGCCACAGAGACCGGGATTTTTGCCCCGGATTTATTGATTATACCTGATAGTTAGATTTTCAAGCCGCTCTTTTCCAGCGGTTGTCAGTTTGTAATAAATCTTTTTATGCTGTTCGACTTTCGTGATACACAAAAAACCACGATCCACGAGCTTTGAAACCGCGTTGCTTGCAGCGGTGGGCCAGCGTCCCATTTCTTCTGCGAGCTGCCGGCTTGTCAAAACCCTATCTGGCAGAAACGGAAAAAGATAATCGTCGAATACGTCTCTCGGCTTCATGGCTTTTTCATCATTTCTAAGCAATCCGGGCAGGTGACTTTTGCTTTTATGCTGCTACCGGTTTGCCATTTGAAGCCAGTAGGGCAAAGAGCGGCCAGTCTAAATTTTCCCGTCTCCGGGTTTTTGACTGATACTAGATAATGCACAATTTCGGTTTTATCGCTCATGGGGCACCCTGAAATGTGTTGATTTGTACAGAAGCATTTTGCCGAGAAGCCTGTCAAAAACCCCGCCTGGCAGGGTTTTGACAAAAATCTCAAAAAGCTGATCCGCCTGGGCCTGATAGTAATCAGAAATTTGTTTCAGGTTCATACTATCAAACGATGGTGGATCCGTCTCAAGTGAAATTGTGATAGGTGAAGCGCCCATTGCTTTATTGAAATTTTTCATAGCAAAATATCCCCGCCTGAGTAAAAAACCAGGCGCAGCGCGAGCTCTTCACTCGCAGACGGTCCAAAGTTGGGGATATTCCATGACATGATTTTCTTCTTCAACTCTTCAAAACGTGCCATGGCATCCGGGGTAAATTCTTTGGTCAATTCAAGCACTTCGGCATTTTGCGCTTCGATAATTTTTGCATAATCTTTGCGAGCTGCTTGCACAAGCACGTCTGTAATGGTTCGCTTAGCCATAGAGTAACCCCTTTACTGTGTTTTCGAGTTTGGCCGCGCTGAAATCTTTAGCCGATTTGCCCCCGGAAGCGGCGGCGAGCTGGGCTAAAAATAACTGCCCACTGTCGCCTTCACGACCGATAAAGATTGTATCGATCTTGCATTTATATGAAGCAGCGACTTTCAAAGCTGCTTTTTCGTCGTCCGGGTCTCCATCGCTGATAACGATAAATTTCATATCAGCGACGTCGGCAACTTTGGCAAATTTCAAAGCCTTTTCCAAATCTGTAGCCGCTTGGAAATTCCATGGTACGCCAGATGGGCAAAACATCACGTCTGACGAAAAAGAGAGAACGGCGATTTTACCGGGCAAGCTGTTTTGCAGTTTGCCAAGCTCGGCGCAAGCCCGCTCGTACCGGCTCTGGCTGGTTGCGTCCGTGTTGCACATTGAGCCGGACGTGTCAACGATTACAACCACATCAGCAGAGATAAACGTCTCTGCTAACGGCTGGTTTTTGGTTTTGGCCTGTTCGGCCAGGGAGCCGCTTATAATGGTAGACAGGTCAGTTTTCATCATTACCCCACGTTTCATTTGTTGTAGAAATGCAAATCTCTTTTTCAAGAAAGTTTGCAGCCGGGATGGGCAACCAGGTAACTTCCGTTCCATCAGTTGAAACGTTAGCGTAGCCTTCTTTTTCAAGAAAGCGTTTGATTTTTTTTGCCAAAACCGATTTGCCGGTACAGGCTGGGCCACTGATTAGGATGTTGATTTTTTCGCTCATATTTTTTGTATCTCCTTGGTTTTGATTATATAACTAAATTAGTATCTTGACAAGTAACTAAATAACGACTATTATTATGAAAGTCAAGTAAACACAAAACAAGGAGCTACGATGGATGAAGAAAAAGAAATCAAGCAAGAACAGCCGGTAGAAAGCAATCAGAACGTTTTGCCGTTTCAGAATGTGGTTGTTACCAAAACCATCTCGACCACGCTGAAGCACATCGCGCTGGTAGATGAGATGGCGGAATTTGAGCACTGCTCTGGTGCGCAGATTTGGCGTGAAGCCGTCGAACTGCTGTACGCAAAGAAATTCCCGAATTCGAAGGTGTGAGATGGCTATCGGCATTTTCAACGGGAACAGCCGGAATCGCCAAAAGAGATCGGACGACCTGGGCGATGATTACACCCCGGAAGAAGTCAATAACGCCTGTGAAGTTATCCGCCGGGCGGGTGAAAGTCCGCTCAATATCGGACGCGGGAAACCGACCCTTATATGGCGCGAAATGGTAATCGCTCGCGCCGCCGAATTGACAGATGGAGATAAGCGGCTCGTTCAAGCCGCTTCACAAGGAGAATTATGAGCAACGATCTTTTTGATACCGCTGATAATGCGGTAGAAACAAAACCCGAGTTTTCGACCTGGGGCGAGTGTTTTGTCGAGATGTTCGAAGCCGTCTGGCCTAAGGGCGAAGGCCTGCAGCGCTTTGACCCGACCATCCACAAAGCCGCTGATAAGTTCGTTCGTATCGAAATCGCCGTCATCCCGCTGGACGAAATGAACGCCCGCTTCAATGCGGAGTTCAAGGGCAACGTCACCGGCTGGAATAACCGCGATTGGGCGGCAGTGACTTTGCCGTCTATCAAGGCGCTGGGCATTGGCGCTCGTGACATCGTGGGCAAATGGGTGAAAGTCACCAAGAAACCGAACGGCAAAACCTATGAGAAGAAAAAAGACGGCGTCAAAACTGGCGAAAAGGGCGATCTGACCGACTTCCTGTTTATGAAGGTTTTCGCTTCTCAGGATGCTTGCCTGGCTGATTATCTGGCGACCCGCGCAGGCGATCCCCAAACCGAAGAAAGCGCCGATGCTTTTCCCGTCTCTGAACCTGCCCCCCAGCCTATCCCATCAGCACAACCTACTGGCCCCAATGATGACATTTTGCGCAAATTCGCCAATGCGATTGTGACCAGCGCGGCGAAACAGGCCAATAAAGACATGGCGCAAACCCTGGCAATCGCTGGACCACAGTTGGCAGCGAACCCAATGCTCAAGGGCAAGTTTGGCCCTGATAGCGCCGATGTTCTGGAAATGATCACGGAGGCGTGCAAATGATGTTCAAAATCCGCCGTCTGATTTGGCAGAAAGGTAAGACAGCACGCGAGCGCGTGCGCAAATTAATTGACATCAAAACCGGCCTTACCTGGCAGCAAGCGAAAGAAGAGCGTAATAGGTTGCGCAAGCGTGGCGCGGGTTTTGATATTGCGCCGGATATGAAAAGTAGCCAGTAGGTAAGAATGTTTCGGACGGCGGCGAAAGCCGCGATGGATTGAAGGTAATCGCGCCAAGGCGTGTCCAGTTTTTACCCGTCCGTTTCAGAATACCCCGCGCCGGGAGCCACTACACAGCGTAGGCAACCGGTCAACAAGTCGCAACCACCGGCGCGGGAAAAATGCCAGTGTAGCTCAAAAAATATGTTCGTTTTTGTCGAAAAACGTAAATGGTAGACTGACCTAAAACTCAGCGAAAAGTTACCGGCATATAGGAAGAGCGCGAGAGCGCATAACTCTCGAGATGGCCGTTCAAATCCCCCTACTGGCTCTTTGACCGGGATACCCGGCAAAATATTCTAAGTCTCGCCCCTGAGAAGGCGACCGGTAAAGCCCGGAGAGAGTTGTACTCCTGCTTGGCGAAAACAGCCGGTAGGTGGTGTGGGGCCCCTACTGGCAAACCTAAAAGCCCGCTCAGTATTGGGCGGGCTTTTTATTATCGAATTGGAGAATTATGAGCAGAATAACAGCTTTGCAAATTGATAGTCGGGAAGCAGACTGGCTTACCCGCTGGCAAACTAATCCCCCGGCTATTTTTCAGGATGTGCCCATCGTTACCGCCATGCTTGATACCGGAGATGCGCGGGTGTGGTGCGCTGACGGGTACGTTTTGTCCATTGAGCGCAAAACCCCCAGTGATTTTTTGTCGAGTATTCCGAACGATCATATTTTCGATCAAGCCGGTAGGATGCGAATTGACTATGTTAATACCGGAGCACTTCCGTTTTTGGTCATCACAGGCGAGATTTTGCGTAACCCGGCTACCGGCAAGTGCATTATCCCCGGCTCCAAACATGGGGAAGGCTGGGACTGGAACGCGGTGCAAGGTGCGCTCTTGACAATCCAGGAAGCAGGCGTACCCGTCCTGTTTTGTGGTGGCGACATGGAATATGCCCCGACACTGGAGAGATTAGCCAGCAGGGGTAAGAGCGTTACCGTTGTCAACCCTACCCGTGAGATTTTCCCGCTTACTCCACAAGAGCGCGTTTTGTGTGGGCTTGACGGTATTGGCCCTGAATTATCTGAAGCGATTTTGGCGCGGTGTGAAAATTCACCCGCCTGGGCGCTGGATTTTCTTACTGATCTGGGCGACGACTTGCCCAAAATCCCCGGTGTTGCACAGGGCCGCAAGCGGGCGATCCGTGGCCAGCTTGGTCTAAAAGACGGGGATAAATTGGCGGTTGTCAGTAAATAGTTAGTTATGGTATAATCAAGAAAAGGAGATAGCCTATGCACCCTATGTATGTTGTAATTAGTTGGTATTCTGGCGACCCAAACCCACCTGTTATTTCGTTTTGCGAAACAGATAAGCAAGCTTTTGATGCTTGCCTTTCATGCGCAGGCGCAAATGTGTCTGTTTATAAAGTCGGTGAAGGACAAGCCGTCTTATTAGCTGGTCGAGACATCCGTCCAATTGGAGAAAGATAACTATGGAACAAAACCCAACCTACGAACTTGCACGGCCCGCCGTTTCGGCGGTATCACTCCCGTCCGCTGAGCAGTGGAATACGATCACGTCAATCGCCGGAGTAATCGGACGGGCAAACAACATGAGCGCAGATAAGATGGCGAACATCCTGCTCCAGGGGCATTATCTGGGCTTGACCATCCCTGCTAGTATCGAGCTTATTCAAAGTTTCGCTGGAAAAACCAGCCTGGCCCCCCGGGGCGCTTTGGCTTTGGTGCATAACTCGCCTGTCATCAAACGGGTAGACATCAAGCGCCTGACTGATGAAAAAGGCGCTTTTGTGGGCTATTCCTGCACCATCGAGCGGCAGAATGGCTTTTCCTATACTGCCCGCTGGACAATGGACGACGCCAAACGCGCCGGGCTTGTAAAACCTGATAGCGGCTGGGTGAAATACCCAGAGAACATGTGCCTGTATCGCGCCGTCGGATTCGCGTGCGATGTGGCGGCATCCGACGTGACCTGCGGTTTGACCGCTTTTTTGAAACAACCCGAAGCCTACGGGCTGGGCATTGACGACGGCGGGAACGTCGAAATCATCCAGGGCACGGCTCGCACTGTTACCCCGGCGCCGGTTGACCCACTACCGGCTGAAATCGAACGGCTGTGCAATCAGTATGGCGCGGATGCTGTACTGGAAGTCAACAATGGCAATATCCCCGCCACGCTTGACGAATGTGGCGTTGTCGAAATCAAGCTGATGGAAAAGTCAGATACGACCACGAAAGCGAGCTTTTAGTAAGTTTATGGCCAGTAGGGGGTGATTTTCCCCTACTGGCTCTTTAGGAGATATTATGAGCAAATTTACCGTAACAATCGAAAACGGCGCTTATCGGGTAGAGTTTCCCTATGACCGGGAAGCCGTCGAGATGATCAAGCGGTATATTCCAAGTACCGGGCGCTCGTTTGATGGCCCGCGTAAATGCTGGATGATAGCCGCTGACCAAAAGCGCAATGCTGAAATCGCACTGGGAATGACTTTTCCAAACATCGGAAAAAGCGCCGCCGTGAAGGAAACGCGCCTGATCGAAGTTCGCTACATCGGCGCATGCAAAGAGCGGGTACCCGGTGAAATTTCAGCTTTTGGCATGGATAAAGCCGGTAGATGGATGTATGTTTTTCCCGTTGATACTCTTACTGGCTGGTTTGACGGCACCGTCTCAGCCGAACCAGAGACCATGCTCACGCTGTACAGTGTGTTAGGCGCTCGCCAAAGCGCAACCCCGGAAGAGATAAAAACCGCCTACCGGCGCATGGCGAAACAATGGCACCCGGACGTTTGCCGAGAACCGGATGCAAACAGAATGTTTTTGCGGATCCGTGAAGCTTATGACATTTTATCAAGCGAACGGCAGCGCGCGCGGTATGATGCGGGTTTGGCACTGGAAGCCAGCATCCAAAAAGTGCCACAGAAAGATGCTATTTTTTCGCCCGCCATGGGAGTTTACCGCTCACCTTTGCGATGTGGCTACATCCTGGCAGAAGGTACCCAGAGCCTGGCGCGGTTTGTCGTCTCAAAAATCCTGGGCTGGGATGATATTACCAACTCAGCCGGGCAGGTCTTGGTCGTCTCGTGGAAAATGGGCGACGAAAAACCCACGGAGGTGTGGGCGTGACCCCCGCAGAAGTCGCCATTATCAGGATGGTGACCATGGGCACCTTTGATTTTTTACGCCTGGCATTTTATCTGCTGGCAGAGATTTATTATCTTTGCACTGGTAAAACGCTGGATGATAGCGGCCAGCTATCACAATCAGAAATTATGTGGCGCGCCAACGGCGGCGCGCCACTTTCCGATACATACTACAGGATCAACATCATGAGAATACGTCTCGCATCAACCCTACTGGCTCTTTTATTGCTTTTCGTTGCTGTTTCATCAGCTTGCAATGTTTCAGGCGGCGGGAGCTGGATCGAACCAACCACTCGCTCTCCGCTGGCTACAGAGCAGGTATCATTAGTCAAGCAAGTTTCCCAACCTTCGGCAACCGCAAAACCTACCCAAACCCTTGATCCTGGCCTGGCAGCTACTGGCACGTCAATTGCCTTGCAAGCGGTACAGCTTGCACAAGCGCAAACGTTGCAGGCGCTCGCAGCCGGTAGGGGAGAGATGACGGCTACGGCTGATACTTCTACCCGGATAGCGCAGGCGACAAACGACCGCGCTACAGAGACCGCTATGGTTTGGCGCACGGAGATTGCGCCTACTGCTTTTGTAGCTCAAAAAAATGCAGAGCGGCAGGTGATGATTGAAAATATCGGGCTTTACATTTTCGCTTTCGTCCTTTTTGGCGCGTGCCTGATGTTTTTGGTTTTTGGCCTAGCCAGGGTGCGAACAATTGAAATTGAAGCGCAAATATCCCTGGAAGAAGCAAAAATGCGGGCAGCTCAACAAAAAAAGCAGGAAGCCCCCCGGCTGATTGTGGAAACACGAAAAGAAGAAGTCGGTAGGTTGCAAGTCGACTGGGAAACTTTGCCACTCGAATTTGACGCGCTGGAGCGTGTTTTGCGCATGTTACAGGATGGCCTGCCTTACACGCAAGCGAATTTTTGCGGAAAAGATAAGCCATTATCCAAATCCAACGGGGCAAGCAAAGGCTCTTTTGAAATGTTTGGCGATTGGCTGATTGCAAATCGCTTGGCATACAAAATGGGTGATGGCCGTTATGCGATGGCTGGGAATGCAATAAAAGTTCTCGAAGGGCACCTACTTCTCCCCCACAGCGGAGAAACAGACCAAAAAACGGCGTAAAAAGCTGGTATATGCGTGCGTGCGCACGAATGCGCAGGTGCGCACATGGATAAAAAGATGGCTATAAATAAAGATAAACCACAAAATCATAAAAACTGTAAAACTTGCCGACTTAGTACCATAAGAGCGACAAAACTTTCAATTGTTTATGTTTGCTCTTTGGATAACTCGGAGTACAAAAATAATCCCAAGTATGGGTGTAAGAAATATAAAAGCCCAAGAGTAGAAGAATAATCTATGAAATTTGATGACATCCGGCGCGGGATACAACGCGCAAGAGACCCCGAGATAGTGATGGTTCTGCTTGCCGTGGCTCAGGCTATCGGTATTTCAGCGGCGCTTATTGTGGCCGAAGGCGAGCAGGACAACCCCATTCTAACCCTACTGGCTTTTATTCGCGGCTCCACAATGGGAACGGCTCTGGCTTTTGGTTTGATGGGTGTATCGCATTCAGCGCCACGAATAGCCGGCAAAAAGCAGAGCCTACTGGCTTACACGGCCCTGATTGGATTGCTGATTATCTCACCCGTAATTATCGCGCCTTCCGTGCAAGCAAATATCCCGGCGCGGATTTTGTCTGATCCGCTTGCGCGGTGGGTGTGGGCAGCCGCTATCGCAATCGGCCCCGACCTGGTTGCTATTGGTGTAGCGGTCGGAAGCAAGCAGATAGCAGAGCCGGTAGCAGAAAAGCAAACAAGCGAGCAAAAAGCAGAGCAAAAAGCAAAACCAGAAGCAAAAAAGCAAAGCAAAAGCAAAGCAGAAAGCAAAAAGCCGTTTGCTTGTAGCACCTGTGAAGCAAACTTCGACACTCAAAAAGCCCTGAATGGGCACATGTTGAAGCACAGAAAGGCGGCGTAAGATGGGACGCAGAGAAAAAAGAAACAAAGCGAGAGAAAAGAGAAAACAATTTATTATCGCAGTGCAAGAACTCAGGGATAGGCTTGATAGCACTCAAGCTGATGTTTGCATAGTATTTTTCAACGGAGAGCTTCACGCTGTAAACCAAAATAAAAAACGCTATTTGCGCCGCGTAAAAAAGGCGGCATAAATGCTAGCTCTCCTACTGGCTGTAATCATGTTCTGCCTTTACATAGGCATTTGCTTGCTTTTGGGTTTCATGGATGATATACTGTAAATGCTCATACGTTTTTCTCCTGGCAGCAACCCCACATTCTCCCGGTGGGGTTGTTTGCTTTTTTTGGGAAATGTCGTACAATTAGCCAAAAGGATGATTGATTATGAATAAATGGCTTTTTGAAGTTGCTACATATCTCGTAAAACAGGCGCTTGAACGTGCCTTGACAGACCCAGCCAAACGCGTTGAAGTTATTGCGCTCGCTGAAAAAATGATAGGCGAAGTCCAGGTCTTTTTGATTGCCCTGAAAGACACAAAGAGCGAGCCGGTAGGGTAAAAGGATGACTGAATTATCAGGATTGCTTCAGCTCATAAATGCAGGCGGCGTTCTCGCTCTACTGGCTTTTTTCACCTGGGCATTTTACAACGGGGAAATTATCTCAAAAAAAATGCTTGACAAAATCATCCAGACTTATTCTGAGCAAACAGAAAAAAGCCTACATGAAAGCGTCAACAGGATCGTTGAAGAAATAAGAAAAAAGGGCTGGTAAATATGCTTTTCATCAAGCTTTTTATTTGTGTTCTGGCTGGCCTGGCCGGGCACCAAACATGGAATTTTACACGGATGTTTGGGGAAAAGTGGGGCACGCTTGTGAGATATGCAATTGGCCTGCTTATTTTTATCCCCGCTCAAATTCTGGTAAAAGCGTCTCTCCCAAAACCAACAAATTATTACGAAGAACTTGAAAGAGACGGAGTATCAGGTCTTTTATCAGCCGGCGGTGTTGGTACCGGTGTGTTGATTGGCTACATCTTGGGTGACAAAGAATGAAAACTTTTGACGAATATCACGCAGGCGCACAGAGAACGGTCAATCAATCCTTGACTGAAAACGAACAACTGATAAATGCAGCTCTTGGCCTGGCCGGGGAAGCCGGTGAATTCGCCGATCTGGTGAAAAAGTGGCGTTATCAAGAGCATGATTTTGACCATGAAAAAGCACGCAAGGAACTTGGAGACGTGCTTTGGTACATGGATTTGGCAGCAAGCGCTTTGGGCGTTACGCTCGGGGAAATTGCCGCTCAAAATGTTGCCAAGCTCCAGGCGCGTTATCCTGATCGTTTTATCGGTGAATTGTCACGAAATAGAGCGGCAGGCGATGATTGAGAAAATCCCCGGTGATCCGGGGATTTTTATTTAGTCTGGAA